TAAGAAATCGGTCATCGTCTGCACCATGCTTAATGCTTGCATTGTCTGCTTAAGTTGTTCAACGTCGGTCATTGTGGCTCACCTAGTTTTAGCGCGTCAATCACTCGACTCACGTCACGTTTGGTTAAATCGCCTGTTGTGTTTATCTGACGGCCAAGCACGTTTGAGCAATACTCTTTGAGTTTGTCTTGGGCAATGTTTTGCCCGTTAGCCAACGCTCGCATCATGCCCAACTGCTTAGGCGTTGCATACTCTTGTACGGGTGCGTCGGGGAATGGCATCTCTACGTCGTGCATTGGTACGACTGGCGCTAGACGGCCTGTAGGTTGCCTTGATTGCGCTGCCTCAACCTCATTGCGCGACGCAATGCTTTTGTTAATACCAAAGCCCATGTAGCCAAGCGCTCGACCCAACGCGCTTGTAAACCCGACCTCGTTTTCGCTCATCTTTGTGTACGGCGTACGCCCCGGATATATCTCGCACGCTGACGCAACTGCAGGTATCGGGTCGGCTTGATCGCGCCACACGGTCACGGTGCAACGTATAAAACATGACTTGTCAGGCATCTCTATTATCTCGCGGTGCGTTTCTTGTATGCGTAGATCAGGATATTTTTTTAATGCCATGCCTAAACGTGTAGGTACGTCAACATAGTTGTCAAGATTAAATCCGCTCACAACGATTGCCATATTGTTAGGCGTTGCGCGTGATCGTGTTCGCCGCCACGCTCAGCAAACGTAATCTCGCCCGTGTTCTTTATAACGCCGTTACGTTGCGCTACCAGTAGTCGAGCGGTCATGCCTTTAGTAACAGGAAACGTCACGCCTAATTCGTACCAAACTTGGTCTGCTGTAAAGCGTGGCATCATGCGCGCCATTTTGCGTATCGCCGCATCAACACGATCTTGTTGTTCGGGTGTCCATTTAGCGTTCGCGCTGGCTTGACTTTCGGCCATTGCGATACGCATACGGTTTTTGTCGTGTTTAGTTAGCACGATGCACCATGTTTTCTAAACGCTGTATTTCTACTTCGTTTTCGTTTAAGCGCAGTTGCTTAATACCGATCTCGATGTCGCGCTCTTTGACGCGCTCGTGCAAATCATTAACAATGCTTAACAAGTATTTAATCTCGATACGTGTTTGGTTTAGCACGTCGATCAACTCGCCGTCGTCAAGTACGTTGCGGTCGTCAATCTCATGCTGTATTTTACGTAACGTGCTACGCGCGGCCAATTCCCACGGGTTATATATCGGCACTTTGTTTTGTGTGATGTCGTTCATCACTTGCATTAGTGCTTTGAACTGTGGGTCAGTTCTTGGGTCGATGTTCTCGGTCATCTCTTGCCTTTCGTTTGTTGGTGACTGACATTATCAGGTAGGTGTACGCCGTCAAGACGGTTGCCAAAAACAGGTGTTTTAAAGTGACCATGCACGCCACCCATTCGAGTATCTAAAGATTGCTAACGCGCTACGCAAATTGTCCTCTAAGTCAAACAAATCGTCGCAGGTGCGTAACAGGCCGTATGCCTGCAAGTAGCCGTTTGCGTAATACGACGACGGTTTGCACCAAAAGTAGTTGATCTGCATAACCCCGGCTGAGCCGCCGTTTGGGTCGGTTGGGTTAAACGCTGCAGGGTTGCATCGGCTTTCGCGGTAGGCGATACTGACCAGTTGTGTTAGGTCTTGGTCAGCCCAGCCAACGTGTCGAGCCATGTCAAACACGGTCTGACACGCGTCAGGTTGCGTTATAGGCGTAGTTACGGGCACGGTGCTAGTAGTGCTAGGTATGTCAACTGGTCGGCCGTAGCCCTCAAATATTTCGGGTTGTCTGACTGCTAGATCGTCGGCTGTGGGTGCAGGCGGCGGTGTCAAAATGAATATTGACGTGACGCTAATAAATAGCGATATTGCGATTTTGCTGATGAGTGTCATAGTGACCTACTTTCTCGGTAGGTGACCAGCCTAAACAGGTTTTGTTGCCTCTGTTGGTGATACCCCGAAAACGGCTTGCCAGCGCTGTTTTGCGATGATTGGGTCATTGGCGACGTGCGGGTCAATTTCTATGTGATACCAGTCGCCCTGCTCGACACTCGGTAGCGGTTGCCATGTGCCACGGTCGCATTTCCATGACCGTTGCATCGCGTAGTCAATCACAAGTTGTATTCCTAAATGGTCTGCGTTTTCTAAACATTTGACAATAAACGCTAGTGACGTTTTGCGGCCGTCTGCTTTGCCAAGCTTCTTTTGGTTTAACCAACGGTACGACAAGTCCATTGCAAGCCCTCGAGCATGATTGCTAATCGTGCCGGGTCTGTTGCGTACGTCGCGTACTACCCATGTGCCGTTATTCCACAACGAGCCGTCGCTGTGTTTGCACGCAAGTCGCGCCCATTCTGCTGTGCCAGCCAACGCAGACTTTACGACTGGCTGTTGCGTAACTATGTAAGCGCGATTAGGCATTGTTATTTAGTTGGTTTTTTTATGCCGTTAGATGCAACGATGCCTGACAATGTGCCAGTTAAAAACACAACAATAGTTGACATTAAATCTATAAACGCTGCGTCGTTTGGTGCTTGTTTTTCGGGTTGCGACACAAACAACAGGCCGTAGGTCATGCCTAGAACTATTGTGCTAAAAACTATTGCTAGTAGTACGCCGACGGTGACGATCATGCGTGCGTGTAGTTCGTCTGACGTGTATCTGTGTCGAGTCATGGTGTTATGCCGCATCGGTCAGGCACGTTGCAGTTATCTAACGTCATGTTTTTGACCCGTGACTTGACGGTTATCGTGTTGTCGCGTGTTGTTTCGCAAGCGGTCAACATAAGTACTAAAACAAACAACCCGTATCGCATTGCATTACAAATCGTTAGGGTCAATTATTGGTGGGTTTGGGTCAAAAAAATCTTGTGTTGTTTCGTCATAGATGTACCCAATATTTGCATACGTTTTGTTGTCAACGTTAAAAAATGTTTCTACCCAAACGCCTGGGTAGCGTTCAGGGTTTGCATTTAAAAATTCTTGTGTTACACAATGCACATCAGTCACTACATTGTTTTGGTTTAGTTGTGCAAAAAATTGTCTGTCCATATTTAAACTTTAAACCTGACATATACGACACCTGCTGCACCTGCACCGCCCGGTGTGCCGCCGCCGTTTGAACCGCCGCCGCCTGCACCGTAATTTACACCTGCGTTACCTGTGCCCGAAGTTTTGCCTGCAACGCCACCCAGCCCAGCCGCGCCACCTGTTGTGTTTGCGCCACCGCCGCCGCCTGCACCAGCGTAATATGTTGCACCACCAATAAACCCGCTGATGTCTTTCCCGTTTCCGCCTGCGCCGCCTGTTGTTGTGACTGCCGCACCACCTGCGCTACCTGCGCCACCGCCACCGCCTGCGGCTTGAAAAGCACTCGAACCGCCGCCAATGTTTCCAACACTTGCTTGAACAGTCCGACCGCCAACACCTGCAACCGCGTTTATATTGTCGTATGCTGCGCCACCGCCGCTACTACCAGCACCGCCTGCTAAATCGCCCAAACTATAAGTACCGTAACCGCCGCCCGCTACCGAAACTTTTGTGCCTATTGCACTTTCTAAACCGTTGTTAGTTGTTGTGCGTGTTGAACCTGCCGAACCTGCGCCGCCTGCACCAACGTCTATTGTTTGGTTTGCATCTAAATAAAGTGTCATAGTTGAAGTAATACCCATTACACCGCCGCCACCGCCGCCGCCGCCACTACCGCCGCCGCCACTACCACCCGCAGAACCGCCGCCACCACCAACAAGCAACACATCAAACAAACCTGCTTTAGTAACTGTCAAAGTGCCGTCAGTCGTAAAAGTTAAAAGCGTGTAATTTAATCCGCCAACGGTAATGCTTGACGACGAACCGCCAGTAGCCGTACCATACGACGCACCGCCGCCCCCTAAGTTAAAAAAAGTAAAAGTTGACGCCGACAATGCAAGTAAATAGCCGCCCCCATATTGCGCCAAAGCAAGCGAACCGCTTGTGTTAATAGTTACGCCCGCACCCGCCGTAATCGTGCAAGTGCCTGCACCTTTGTTAGCAACTTGAATAACATCGCCAACCGTGTAGATCGAGTTGTTAACCGTAATCGTTGTAGCGCTTGCGCTATTCATAATCGTGCGTTTAGTTTCGTCGCCTGCAATTAAAACGTAACTAGCGGTTTTGTCCGATATCGGTAAATTTTGTATGTCGTTAAGTTGCGCGGCCGTCAAAACCTGACCAGCAACAAACGGAAACGGTGTTGTCATATTTGCCTACTTTACCCTAGAGCGTTGTCTGCGTTGATGATACCAAACGACAAGTCATCAAGTATCAGCTCATAAACTATGACCGTTGGCGACGTGTAATAAGTAACGCTATGCCCGGTGTTTACGCTGATTGTATGCTCAATGCCCTCGACTGCTAATTCCTGTGCTAACTCGGTAGTCGTCACGCCTGACGTAAACGATTTTTCAATCGTGATCGTGTCGCCCACGTCAATCACGGCCACCGTGTCACGTTGCGCGCTAGTCAACAAAGCAAACGACGTGGCTAGTGACGTGTACCGTGCTTCAGGTTCAGGGTCAAGCAAATAAACCGCTAAGTCAAGTGCAGCGCTGTCGTTGTGCAAAAGGCTGTTAGTGATGCTGTAAGTCTGCACAAAATATTTTGTTTGACTACCAGCGTCGTCAGCAACTTGCGGATTGTTACTGCCAAGTATTTGTACAACTGCACGGTTAGTTACCTGATCGGCCTCAAAAGTTATGCCCACGCCGTTATACGGAATGTTTGTACCGTCGTCATGAAAATCTGCTACCGACGGTGTGAGCGTTGTGCCTAGTCGAGCGTCAAAAACTAGATCGCCGTCACGCGACATAAACAGGCGACCCTGCTCAGCCTCGTTTACGTCAGACAAATAGCCAAGCACGTTTGTGCCCTGCGCAACCGTGAACGCCGCTGCACCGCCAAGCGTTTGAGTGCCTGTAGCAATGTCACGCGTTAACGCTGGAAACGCAACCTCAGGCCGATCTAGTACCGCCGTAACTCGAGCGCTAGACAACTGCTCGCTGACGTTAAATTCGTCTAAATATGTTTGCGCTAACAAATAGAAATCGTCTGCACAAAACACAGTAACGGTGTCAAGACCGCCAAGCGCAAAGTTGTAGTCATAGTTGACAATCACGCCGACAAACAAATATTCTTTGACGTTTGTTGCGCTGTAACGCGACAAGCGCACTCGACGCATAGGTGCAAGACCCGGTTGGCTTAGCGGTGTGTCGTAGTACGGCGAGTTGGTGTCAAACGGGTTAAAAATACCTGCCGTGTCAAGCATCGTAAACGACATAGTGCCAGCACTAAATTGATCGCCCTGATCGCGACGACCACGCTTAACCGTGATGCTGTTAACGCCGTCAAGCACGCTCGCAAAATCTGTTGTACCGTCAAGCAAATATTGAGTGTTATTAAGTACGCCAGCGGTTGCGTCATCAAGTAAAAATGCGTCTTGAATAAAACCTGTGTCAATCTCTAAGTCATAGTTGCCACTAGCAACAACGGCTGTACCTGCCATTACGACGCAATCTGTAAGTCGAGTGGCCCGTTAGTGCGCTGGTAGGCCAGCAAACTGTTTAACACGCTTTGACCGATTTCGGCGCTAGTTGACATACCGCCTGTCACGTTTATTGTTACGCCACCGCTACTACGCGCTGCAATGCGCTCAGCGTTACCAAATGTTGTTAGCGCGCCTATTTCTGCGCCGCCTAACCCTTGAACGCCTAACGCTGCACCAGCACTACCACTAGCGCCGCCACCACCGCCGCCACCGCCTCTAATTGGGTTTACCAAACTAGGCATACTTGGCAAACTAGGCGTGATAGAGCCTGTGCCACCTTCTCGAGCCGCACCACCGCCACTAACTGCGCTAACGTTTTCGCCACCCATACGTGGCAATGTGATTTGAGGAATGTACGGAACGTCGCTGCCAAAATTTAACAAATTGTAAGCACGAATTAAAACGTTAATGACAGAATTAAACGCGTTAACAAAACCTTGCATTGTTGCCATAATCGAATTAAATACGCCGTTAACAACGTTGCGAAATGTTTCAAATTTGTTATATACAAAAACTAAATAACCAGCCAAAGTTAATAACGCACTTCCAATTGCAATTAAAGGGTGAGCATTGACTGCAATGTTCATAGCAAGTACCGCTACTGAAACGGCTGTAACTGCTTTAGCGACGTTCATAAATTTTTCAGGATTTGCTTGCGCCCAATCTGCCAACATTTGCAATTTTGGCAAAACTTGCATAATTACTGGCAACAACAATGCGCCAAGACTTTCTTGAAATTCGCCAATACTATTTTTTAAGATTTTAAATTGACCTGCCGCCGTGCCTGCTGATCGAGCAGCGGCTCCACCAAAGTTGTCGTTTAACGCAAGCATTACCGTGTCAAGATCAGCGCCGTCTTTTATTAAACCTTTCATTTCAGGCGACAGCGCTGCAAGACCTTTCATGTTGCCTGCATACGCTTTGGCAAGCGCGTCGCTTACCGTTGCTAAATCTGTGCCAGTAGCCGTTGCAATATCTTGTGCAATACCTAACGCGCTAGTTGCCTCGCCAACATTTTTTGTACCTACAAGCAATGCAGCAAACGCTGGCCGTAACTCGCTGTCAGCCGTACCAGTTGCCCTCGACATAACCGAGATCATGTCCTCAGTTGCCGCAACCGTTGCGTCAGTAGCGCCAACAACATTTTGCATTGTGTTAGCCAAAATTGCTTGTTGCTGTTCGTCCTCGGCTGCCGCTTTAGCCGCCAAACCCAACGCACCTGCAACCGCCGTAATTGCAGCCGCTGCAGGTATCGCCGCTTTCTTAATAGCAAACTGTGCCTTCTCGCCAACAGTTTCTAACTGCTTAAATTCTTTAATTGCTTTGTCAATGCCCTTGCCGTCAAACTCGCTGACAATAGGTATAGATAGTGCCATGACTAAATCTCGCTTTGCACAACGCGCATAGTTTTAGCGATCATCTTTGTCATCTCGGTTTCAATACCGCGACGCGCTTTATACACGGCTGGCCCAATTATTCGAGTGCGACCAGCGCCAACAAACCCAAGTGCGTTACCTAATTTGTTTGAGTTAGCACGACCGGCTGTTTCAAAGATTGCGGCTGCTGGGTCTTTTTGCTCAATAAGAATTACGCCTACAGCGCCTCGACGTGTATCAAATCTAACTTTTACGCCGTTAACTGCTTTTGCAACCGTAAACGGAAAGTTAAGACGATCACGGCCTTCCTCTCGCCATTTATATTTCATGCCCGATAACGGTAATTTAACTGCAAATACTTTGTAAACATCTTGCGCTGCTTTAAGCGCTGGCGCTGCTATCGCAGTTGCGTCTGCCTTAAAATCTTTTTGCAGTTGCGGGTCAATTTTACGCAAAGAGTTAATCGTCTGCTTAACCCCGACGATCTCAATAGTTGTTGATGCTGGCATTGCGCTACCTCTTTTGCTTATTCAATAGCGTAATCACCGTGATCAGGTCGCGCGTGTCAAACTCGATTGTCGTAGGCCAATACCCTGTTGCGACTAACAATTCTGCTAGTTGCCGTCGGTAACTGCCTACGCCGTATGGTTTGGGTCTGTCTCGTCTATTGCCTCAATAGTCATGTTTGGATTTTCTTTAACCCAATCACGATATGTTGCAGGCATTTTTTGGCCGCTAAGTTTCAGCAAGTTGTATGCCCAACAAACTAGATCGGTGTAGCCAATACCTTTGCCGTCACTAATTTTGCGACCCTCAGTTTTTTCCCACTCGCAGATAACAAACATATTTGTTGTTAACTCGACTGGCGCTACGCCGTCTTGTAAATCAACTTTTAATTTTAATCTCATTGCCTTGTCCTGTTCTCGGCCAGTTATGGCGCGTTAGATCACGTTACGTCAACTGTGTATGCGCCACCCATGAGTTCAATGTCGTAGGTAGCCAACTCGCCCAAGTTTGCGTTCATTACTGGCAACGCGCTTAGGTAAGTGTTTGTTAATTCAAAGCCCGGGTTAGTTG